TCCCACTCACTAAAACAGTTTTCTTTATTAAAATCTGCCCAGAATTCTACAACTATTGTTTCAAAATTATTTTCACCAAAAGATGACACTTGAGCTATAACGTTTTCAAAGCTAGCGTCGTCTATCCATTTATCTTCAGGTACACTTACTTGACCAAAAGCTATTGTGCTAAATAAAAGTAAAATTAAATTCTTCATCTTCCTCTTTGTATTTCGTATAAACGTTGATCAATTTTTCCAATAGTTTCTTTAATTTCTTCTACATCATCTTGAGTGTCCATAATAGTTTGACGTATAAGTTCATCTTTTAAATCATACTCAACACGATCTATAACAGGTTCAGGCTGTTTCATGGCTTCTGCTATATCAGCCTGCAATGTATACCACATGCCTGATAAAGTTACAACAAAACCTACTATCATGCCTATTGTTTTAAAATCTAATGTTATTTTAGTGTCTTCCCCTATTTGTGGTGGTGTTTTGGCCATTATCTTAGTGTTACGTTTATTCCAAAGTTAGTATTAAATATTTCACGATCCCAAAACTTCACGTATTCAGCTTCAGCAAATAATCCTACTGTTTTCCATATTTTCCATCCAAACATAATACCGCCTTGCATATCTTGCCACTGTTCAAGTTCTGCATCTTCACGAAGACCACCTTTACCCCAGTTGTTTCTATTTAAGTAACTAAAGTCAACATCGCCTTTTATATATTTGTGGTGACCTAATATTAAATTACCATACATGTGCATCCAAAAATTATTTTGATAGTGGTAAAAATCAAATCCAACAATCGGTGCTATCTCGCCAAAGTCATCTAATAAATCCCACTGCTCGTTATTGTAGCGCATCATTAAATCACCAAAAACTGTATTTCTAAAATCCAAATCTGTATTTGCAACTTGATTACCTTCTGGATCAATCCAATACCAGTCATATACTTCGTTTCCTAACTCGTCTTCTGCTGAATAAAATATATCGTCGTAGCCATATAAAAATCCTAATTCATACCAGTAGTTTGCAGGGAACTCTTCGCCATTTATTATTTCAGTTTCATTAAGCCATATCTCTATAGGATTATATCCAAAAGCTTGCTCATGTGTTCTATATATTGCGCCAGCTGATACACTAAACTTATTACCTATAGGTGCTCTAAGCCTAACTTCAGCAGACTGATATTTAAATCCTACGTTACCAGCTTGTCTTTGTTCAGCTTTTATAATATGATACTTGCCGGTGTGACGTATAAAATATCTAGAGTTTTCAAACTCATCACCACGCTGACGTTCTTTTTCATAATGAAACAAATACTCTAAGCCTTGTACCGCCGCTGTTGGAGCTGATAAAGCTATATTGTTTTCTGTACCGTTATAAAAGTTGGGTTTGTTTTCATAACCAAATCTAGCCAGTTTACGTATACCAACACCTAATCTATAATCGTTTGGAAAATACTCTGTATTATCTATAACCTGTGGTATATCATATAAGTTACCATCAGCTGGAGGTCTTACAAAGTAATTTTTACGAGGCGTTTCAAATGAATTAGAAGTATTACCAGCGGCATATAAACTAGAATACTTAAATACATTATCATATATTTTTTTAAAAAACTGAGCGTTACTATTAAATGTAATTAATAACAACAATAGGCATAGTATTTTTTTCATATTATTCTCCGCATTTTTTAGATGGATCATCTACTCTTCTCCAGTCTTCTTTTTCAAACCAGTCTCTAAGTGTAGCTCCTTTTTTACGAGCACCTTTGACATTAGTCTTAGATGATCTTTTATATTTACCTTTAGCGCCAGCTGATTTTTTAGAGTTAACTAGCTTCTGTCTTTCTTCTTTACTCATGCTTCTTATTTTAGAAGCGGGTAAACAAGTTTTAGTTGTACCACCGCCTTTTTGTTTGTTAAGTGGAGATCTTTTTTCTTCGGCAGCTGCTAAACTAGGATCATTACCTTTACCTCTGCCTGATACAGCAGCAGTTCTATTACGCATCTTGTTCCACGGCTTAGAGTGCATGACTGTAGCCCAACAGTGCTTAAACGGTGTTCCTTGTTTATAAGCCATTACTTTTTCTTTTTACCTCCAAAGTTACTAGGTCCACCAGCTTTAGTACATCTTACGCCCCAACCTGAAGCATAAGCACTAGGCCAAACCTTAAATTTCTTTTTTGCTGCGGCTTTACAAGCGCCACTTATTTTACCGTATAAAGGACTACTCATCTTTTTTCTTTTTTTGTAATTCAATTATTTTTTTAACCCTAGCGTCTTCATAGCGCAATGCTTTAATTTGTTTTTTAGTAAGACCTAGATCTAATAACATCTGTGTTTGCTCAACCGTGCTAGTATCACGCTTCATTATATCAATCTCTTGTTTCTTACGCTCTGCCTCTGTAGGCTCAACTGGTTTATCCCAACCGCCATAGTAAGGCAAGCCAACGTCCCAAGTGCTCCAACCACCAAACAAAAGAACTTTCTGCCACTTTTGTGATTGCTCACTCAATATGCCTCTTATATTATTTGCTTTCTTAATAACACGATCAATAGGTATGTTTGTAGTTGCTGTTATAATTTGAGCTCCTGCTAGATAAGCTGGATTATCAAGACTAAAACCTTTTTGTTTCATTTCTTTCATGTTCCAACTAAAGCTTTTTAAACCGCCTACTATTTTTCTATATTTAGAACTAATAGCTGGCGAGAAGCTTAATGCCTCTATTGCCGCGGCTTCATACTCAGGTCTTTTCTTACCAGACTCTTCGTATATTTTCATTAAAGTATTTTTAACAGCAACCATAGCCATACCTGCAATACCTAAACCTTTTAACTGAGAGTCAATCATACCGTTTGCAACTCTAGCTATTCTCTTTTCATCTTGCTTTTTCTTTGCCGCACTTTTCTCCTCATCATCTTCGTCGTCACCAAAACCTATAGCAAATAAAGCTTGTTGCATAGCGTTAAATATTAAGTTTTGAATAACACCGTAATAAGCTATTCTAGCCATTTTAACTTTTGGATCACCGCGACCTGCTATTAAGTCCTGTATGTCACGCTTTTGTATTCTAATATATTGCATCGGTGTATTAGCCCAGTTAAGTATAACACGACCAGCGGCTGATGCTTGCTGCATACTGATTTTATCAGGTGAACTAGACTGTTGGCTTTCTTCCGCGATACGTCTAAAGTCTTGAAAAGCTTTTTCTGCAGCTAATTCCTTGCTCATACCTTCTTTAATATACTTATTCATTCTATTTCTATAGAACGTAGCGCCACCTGAAGCAATAGCAAAACTATCTGCATAACGAGTAAGTACAAAACCTTTACTCAGTAAATACGATATAGCTGCATTAACTTTGTTTTTAGAATCTTTTACAGCGTCTGCTATTTCAGATTCACTTACATTTATTTTAAGACCATTACGACGCTGTACTAAGTAATCAGAGTTCATAAGAGTCATAAAATCTCCCCAGAATTGCTTTTGATTTGCAAACGCTTTACCTGCGGCTATAATATTATTATCACCCCAATTTATAAAGTTTACAGCAGATATAGTTTGAAGTAGCGCAGATTTAGTATTTAAGAACATTACTGCACCAACGGAGTTGTTAACCCAGTCAAGTACAGCACTTGTCTGATCGTTGTAACCAAGCCTATTTGTGCCAGCTTTCATACGAGCTAAACTATTTTCTAAAGCTTTTCGCCAGCGGGTACCATAAGCCGCTTCCATTTTGTTTAAGTTCTCAGGTGAAAATATAATATCTACATTTTCTCTCCACTCTTGCTGGTACTCTGCTCTGTTTACTTTGTTTATACCACCAATAATATCTGTAGTTAGATTACCACCTAACCAATCTTTACCAGGTTTAGGATATGGTTTACCTTTTTGTATTGACATTAATTGATCTGCAAAACTTTGTAACTTAGCGTCATCAGTTATAAACTTATTAAGTTTTCTTGCATCAGCTTTTGAAAGCCCAGGTATTGACATACCTTGTTGAGTCCACATATAAGTACGAAGCGCGTGCTGATATGTAAACTTCCCAACACCTGTTTCTGTTTCTAATGTTGTAGGTAAACCTGGAAACTGCTCTTTCAATGCCATAAAGTCGTTAGCAGCTGCTATTTTAGCTTGAGTTATAGAATCTTCCGCTCTGTTATACGGATCCATAAGGTTTGTTTTCAAAAACTCATATTGAGCTTCACCTTTTTTACCATCACCTAATAAGCTATATAATAAACCTTTAAAATCTTCAGCTGATGAAGCCATTGTTAACCAATCAAATCTCCCTTTATCTTTACCTATTGTTTTAGCTTTAGCAGCAGAAAAAGTTTTGAATGATTCAATACCTGAAGAGTCTTCAATCATTTGATTTACTATAGTATTAAATGTAGCTGACTTACTAAACTTGGCTTGCTGCACTCTAGACTTAACATCTATTTGATCTAATACGTCTTTAACTGCTTTAACATTTTTACTAGCATCATCTGCAAAATAAAAGTCATTATAACCTTCAGCTGCTTTACCAGCGATCCATCTACCTTTTGCAGCAGCGGTACCATCGGCTAAGCCTGTTATGTTACCTAAAGGTATATTAATACCTAAAGCTTTCATAAAAGCTTTTATAGGACCAGCTGCACTTTGTGGTCTAGCTGTTAATATAAATAAATCTTCTGTTCCTCTAGCGTCTGCTATTTTTTTAGCAACATCAAATAACGGTCCTTTCTTGCCATCAATAACTTGCTCAAATTGACTAAAATCAAACGTAGCGCCTTGCTCTTCAAGTGTGGCAGCTTGTTCAGCAAATTGAGTTGCGTTTATTTCTTTAGTCCCACCTGGTACTTCTTTTAAAACTTCTAGTTTTTGTTGCTCGTTTAAGCTGTTGAAGTTTTGTTTAAAGCTTGGTAGATTTTCAAATTCTTTTTTAAATTTTCTTCTAGCTACAATATCAAGCATATCGCTATCAATGCTAGATAAAGGATTTATAACAATAACCTTACTGTTTGATCTAGCTAATGTATCATCAAAGTCAAATACTCTTATTTTCTTAACAGGTTTATCTATTTTTCTACCTTCAGCTAAAGCTTTGTCAAGAGTGTTTAGCTCATCAGTAACAAGTACGCTATTACCAGCGGCTTTATCACTAAACTTCAAGCTATTGGGTTGCATATTGTTATTTGTAATACTAGGTTTAACTTTAGCATTACCAGAGCTGATCTGTGCATCAAGTCTTTTAACTGCTTCTGCTTGAGTTATTTCACCAGTCATCACTTGGTATGTAAGTTCGTTTTGAACATATATATTATTAGAGTTTTGATCTGATTTAGGCAATTGACGCGTATAGGTTTCAGCTACGGTTTTACCCATTATCTCTAAAGTATTACTATTAATACCTTGTATATTGTCTCCACTAGAATTTTCATTTACTTGAGGATTAAAATATCTAATTAATGCATTTTTTATTTTACTTTCATCACCAGTTTTAAAATATTCTTTTAAACCATCATAAAAAAGCTGTGTTTGTGTTGATTTGTAATTATATTTTTCACCATACGTGCCATCTGTGTCTATTAACTTATTATCTTGTATTTCTGTTATACCTAGTTGAAAATAAGCTTTTTTAACAATAGGCATTATGGCATCTACATCATCATAAAGCTGAGCTAGATACATAAAAGAAGCCATTTCATTAGCTGGATAAACATGCTCTTTTACCGTATTGCCATCTTTTGATCGTTTAGCTTTCAGATATTCTTCACTAAGACCCATGTCAACCGCCATGTTTCTAACTAAATGAGAAGAAGAAGATGATTGTGTTCCGTAAATAGCTAGTAAAGATAAATAATTAGCTGGGTCTGCTTTTATAGCATTTGCTCCGCCTTGCAATATAATTTTAACACCTTTAGCATTTGCGTCTACTTTTCTTTTAGCACTTTCTTTAGCGTAATTTCCAGTTACTAAAGACGGAGATTTAGTTCCAAACGCTACTTTAATACTTTGTTTTAACTCTGCTTGATCGTATGAAAGAGTATTACCTTCAGCTAACCATTTTTTTCTATTACTATAAGCGTTATCTAATATTTTATCAAATTGTTTTGAGTCAAAAAATATAGCATTGCCTTTAGAACTATAATCTACCATAGTTCCTCTAGTTAAAGATTCTAGTGGAACGTGCTTCCAAAGTTCGTTTTCTATATTTCTTTTTAAATATTCTACAGCTTTAGGATTTGATGCATTAAAGTTATTTACATTTAATTCTGTGAATGTACCATCAGGATTTTCAAACTCAACTTTTATATTATTATCTTTAGCGAACTTTATAGCAGAGTCTCTCATTACTACAAGACCATCTTCGCTACCTACCTTATATAAACCAGGTCTTTGCGCTTGGGTAATACTAAACTTAGCACCACCACGTAATCGCTGAGGTGTTGTAGGCACTAAAGTTTCAAACATACGATTTCTAATATGAGTGTTTAATAAACCTCGTATTAGTTGAGCATATTTACTATCTCTATATAACTTACCTGTAGGCTTGCTTCTAAGAAGATCCATATAGTCTTTTAGTGTACCTGTAAGTTTACCATCAGTATACAGAGCATCTTTCATATTTTTAGGTATGAAAGTACCTCTGCCACGTGTAGTAGTCTCGTCTTTAGTTTTAGGTAGCCTTGCATAATCACTAGCCGCGTTAGCTAATAAAAATCTTTGAGCAGCGTTTAAACCAGCTTCATCGTAGTTTTGATATGTTCTAGTTTTATCAGTAATTGTTTCTGGATTCAAACCAAGCATATCACCATATATATCGGCTACGCCTCGCGGAACGTCTTTTGTTTGACCAAACCTTTCTACTTCTACGTCTTCAAATCCTTTTCTAGTTTCTTCTGTTATTTTAGCTTCAAGCTCTACTTTGTCTTTAACACCTGCTTTTTCTATAATTGTATCAGAATATTTAACTGTTTCAGTTGGTGTTTTAGGCGTTCTAGAACGTTTAGTTGTTACAGTCTTAGTTGTACTAGTGTCTACTACCCCACCTGCTTTTTCAATTCCTAAATCTTGTTTTTCTGATTCTAAAGCCTTAGCTCTTTCTAATATATCTCCAGTTCTCATGTTTAACTGACCTTCAAGAAACGTAGTAACCTTGTTTTTTAACTTAGGATTAAACTTATCAAAAAACTTAGCTTCAACACCTCTGCCCGGAAATGTATCTCTAAACATTTCTTGAACAGCTAGTTTTATAAAAGGTTGTGGAATCTTGCCAGTAGGATCAATATTTAATGCTTTTCTTATAACGGGCCAATTAGCTTCTACTAATGCATCCTGTGATGCTATTCTAACCTGTGGGTCTGCCTCGTTCTTTGGAGCAGCGTCTACAATTAGTTGTTCATTAGTTTTTTCACCAGATTTTACATCAGCGGCAAGATCTGATGCTTGTTTTGTTACTTGATAACCGGCTGCTTGTTCTGCTGGATTTACAGTTATAGACGACGATGTTCTATCACTAGTTGTTAAAGCACCTTTTCTAATTAAAGCCTCTGCTCTTTCAGATACTTTACCTTCTTTTATACTTTTGTTGTAATCTTTTATAAAGTTGTACGCGTCTCTACCATTTTGATATTCTAAGTTTGTAAAACCAGCTGGTCCAAAAACAGATTCTTTTAATTTGTTTAAAAATCTAAGCAGGTTTTCACCTAAGTTATCAGTAAAACCTATTTGATTTTTACCCACAAGATCAGAGAAAACATTAAAATATTCTTCTGCATATGCAGCCGGGTCTTTTTCTATTTTATTACCTTGATCGTCTAACACAAAACTACCATCATCGTTCATTTCATAACGATAGTTTGCATCAATTCTTTGTTGTACTAAATTTCTTTCTTTTTTACTTAAAGTCTTTTTAAAATCTTCTACAAGTTCAAGAGCTTTTGCTCTAACTTTTGGATCAGTAGAGTCAAACATTGATTTTTGTATCTTGTGCAACAACTCGTGCTCGGCCGCCGTGACCGCCCCGACTGAAGCCGCCCACTCTTTGTTTATGTATATTTGATTTGTTTTAGGATCTACATAAGCATCAACAAATTTAGGTATACCTTCTGGCAGGTTATTCATGTCATCTATAACATTAATACCTTCACCTAAAACTTTTTTAGTTACTTGCTCTACGTTTTTAATTGCTTCATCTATAATAGGCTCGTTTTTGGCTTTATTTTCTGCTATTATATATGGAGCTAGTATTTGAGTAGAATTAGTAGATATGCTTTGTAACTCTTGATTTTTCAAACTTATTAAAGTTTGTTTAGTTTTTTGATCAATAGTATTATCGTTATTAATTTCTTGTATTGATCTTATTATCTCATACTCTTTAGCCTTGTTGTTTAATAAAATCTTTTTCTCATCAGCAGTAAGATCATCTAGTCTATTAATATCTATTTTTAAAGCTTTCATGTTATTAACGGTTATAGCGCTAATCTCATCTTTTATTTTTTGAACAGCCTCAACACTCAGATCTTTATTGGTAGCTAATTGCTCGTTAAGCTCGCTTATTCTAGCAACTCCTTCCCCTATTGTCTGATATGACTGTTTGCTTCTAAAAGGAGCTAAAATTTGATGACCAATTAATGGAGCTCTTATCGCAACACCAGCAGTCCAAAGCGTACTCAAAGCTGTCTCGCCTAGATTATCAAAAAGATTTACATCTTTTTTACCAAGTATGTATTTATCACCAATGTTACCTATTAGTTCATCTAACATTTCACTAGGTATTTCTTCACCCATGTCTCGTGCCCATCTACCTGTAGAAGATAAAAAGCCTTTCATTGTTTCGTTAAAACTTACTTTAAAACCAGGTATATTTTGATAAGAAAATTTTAACCTATTTAGCATACCTTGAGTAACGTATTCTGTAGCTGCAGCGGAAATTCCTGTTAAATTAGCAGTTCCATACATTTGCCACCAATTATAATCAGCAGTTCCAAGATCTATTTCTTTTTGCATTTCTCTAAACTTATTACCTGCCACCGCGGCACCAATAAGTATAGGAGCATATGTACCGCCTGATAAGTATATCGCGCCGTAAATAGGTAGTTGTTGACCTAAGCTACCCGCAGCCCATCTAGCTACGTCCATTCCAGATTCAATGTCACTAAGAGTAGTAGGTGGCGCCATTTCATTATTTAAATACTCTATTAAAGAATCAACACCGCCGGTAAATTTATCTGTTAGTTTTTTACTTAAATCTTCTCCAGTTAATTTATTGTATAGTCCTTCTAGAGCTATACCAGTGGCTCCAAGACTTGCTACGTTAATACCCATTCTTTCAGAGTATTCTGCTAAACCATTTACAAACAAATCTAGACCCATCGCCGCGGCTCTACCACCAAGTTCAGTTACAAAACCATAATTCTTAGCATAATACTGGTCAAACAATTCTGATTTTTGTACACTATCAACTCTTTCTACCATTTCATCAAATCCTTTTTCAATAATATCTATGTTAGATCTTATTGTTAAATTTGACAATCTTATTTCTTCTCTTGCTTTTGCGGCATCTTCTTCAGTTAAATAAGTAGTATTATATCGACCTAGATTTTTAAACGTTTCTGCTGCAACTGTTTGTTGAGCTAATTTATCTATTACTATTTTTTGGTTTAGATCTAGATTGTCAGCGGCTTTAATTAATTGTTCTTTTTTTTCTTGAGTTGTGTCTCCAAAAATATCTTCTATATTTTTAAAACCAAACATTTTAGCAAAAGTAGGTGTAAAGCTAGCTAAAGTTTTACCAACTCCAGGTATATTACTAACAACATATTTTGCAAAAAAATCTTTTTCTATATCCTCTATTAGGCTTTCAGAGTAGTTTCTATATAATCTATTAGTTTCTTGTTCTGTATAAAATTGTACGTATTTATCCTCTACAATACTTCTAACATCTGCGTCTGTGACAGTGTTTAAGTCTACTTTGTTTTTCTTAGCATATTCTTTCTTAGCTTGCTCGTAAAATTCTTGTTGTTGTAAAAGATCTGTATCTACAGGGTCTAAAATATCTCCCATTACAGTTGAAATAGCAGCTTGACCTTTACTTAATTTTCTTTGCCCAGCTCCTCTAAAAACTTTACCAACTATATTAAACATAGATGGTTCTTCGGTAGGTTTTATTATAGTTGATTCATATGCTTTAGCTTTAATATCAGGCATCATAGCATTAAGCTCTTCGTCTAGAGCAACTCGCATAGATTCTCCTTTTAATATATTTATATCTTTAAATTTTTCATCTAAATTTTCTAGCTCTTGCTCAAGCTCAGCTAATTTGCCAGTTTCTCCCACGGGAAGAGCATCTATTTTTTTTTGTATTTCAGCTTTTTGGGTATCATAATCACCCATTTTTTTCTTTAAATCTTCGTACCAAGCTTTTATTTTTGGATCGGATTCTAATATTTCATTAAAATTATTTTTAGCAGCCTCTAATTTTTTTTGAGAATCATAAACTAACCTATCAGCCTCTGACATTTGATTTACAATATCTTGTTCTTGATAATTATAAATAAGCATATCATCGAAAGATTGCGTACCTTCTCTATTTGGATCAAAATCTTGTGGCTTAGGTGGAGGAGTATAGTTTAAAATAGCATTAGCTTGCTCTTTTACTTCAGCTGGCAAAAACCCTAGTTGAGATTGTATAGCTGCTTCTTGATTCTGTAAAGCTACATTTTTAGGATTGTTTTTAGCGCGTTCTGAAGCGTTGATAAACTCTTCATCATCTTTGCCTTTGTAAAAAACTTGTAAATCTAAATTACCTTCTTTGTCTACATCTGACACATATTTGTAAGTAAAATCACCATCTACAACTTCTTCACCTGAATTTACTATTTCAACATCAGAGTTTACATCTTTGTATGCGTCTTTTACAGCAGTATCTATAGCGTTTCTTCTGCCAGTTTCGTTTTTTTGTTTCTGAACTGTATCAAAAAATCTTTTACGAATTACTTCGTAACTCTCTTCTTCTTCAGGTTCTTGTGATTCCAATGAACCATCTTCCGATGGAGATTCCGTATCTTCTTCCTCGGATGCATTGTCCGGTGTAGTTGTTACAGTCGCATCCTGTTCCTCCGCAACAACTTCTTGATTTCCCTCTTCTTCTTCATTAATAATCTCTTCATCATCAACTTCTGGAGTTTCAATTACTTCTTCTTTTTCTTCCTTAAAAGTAGCAGACCTACCCGGGTTAGTAGGGGAGTTATCTTCTTGAAGAGCTTGAATAGATTGAGCGGCTTGCCATTTTCCAAGCTCAGCAATAATCTCAGGCGTTGTCAATGGTGGACTAACCGATTGAAGTTCTATAGTTTTTTCTTCTATTGTCATTTAATTTAACTTAATTTATTATCTTGTAAAAATTTTTGAGCCTTAGCCGATCTTGCTTCTGATAAATCAAAAACAGCAGCGTCTTCTTCTACAGTTGGTAGTCTATCTGTTATAAATTGCTTTAAATAATTATTCATAAAATATTCTATAAATTTTTGTTCAAATAAAACTTTTTTATCTTGTGATAGCGGTAGATCTTCTTCATAACTCCAGCTTTTACTAGCTGCATTTGCATCTTGCACCATTTGATCATCTTCTTCAACACTTGTTTGCATGGCTAAATAAACATTCCATAAAGCTATAACTTCCTGCTCTTGAGATAATATACCAGCAATCTCCGCATTTATAAAAGGCATTGATTTTTTTAAAATCTTATCAGTATCAAATTTTAATATGTTTCTACCTTTACCTCCGCCAATATCTATGATTTCATAGTCATAAGAACCATCTGGGTTTTTTAATACAAACTCATCTGATATAACAGCCACTGGAGATAACTCACCATTTGATTGTATTGAGTTACCTTCAAATAGTCCAGTTTGAGGCATCAAAGCCATCATTAGTTTTTGAATATTGGGAGTTGATGTTACAATACTAGTTCCAGCTTTAGCTAATAAATCTAATGAAGAACTGTTTATAACAAGAGGCTCTTCAAACATAGGACCCATAAATATAATTTCTAATGAACCATTTTCAAGTATATATAACTTCATATCATACCCATGATCTTTAGAAAAACCAGGCCTAGTATTCATTATAGAATTAGCTACAGTGTATTTAAAATTATTATTAGGATCAAAATTAGATTCATCTGTAATGCTTAGTTGAGAAACTAGTTCACTTAAAAAATCAATAGCATCCTCAGGAGCTTGATTTAATATTTTCAATTGCTTATACTCGTATTCACAGTTGCTTTCAACACATTTGTTGTTCTCTATATTAGACATCAACTTAGCGTATGTTTTAGCTGTAGGTCTAAAAGCATTTCCTAGTAGATCAAAATTTACATTATAATTAGCTGCTATAAATCTTTTATCAAAACCTAATGCGTTACTTTCGTTGAATTGTTTTAGATATAAGTTTGTTTGTATGTTTTTATTTTCCATGTGTTATATCTTAAGCGTTTGCTACTCCGTATGAAACCGCCGCATCACCAAGACCACTAATTGCGCCCATCATCATATTAGAAGCTGATGCTTTAGCAGCTTGTCTAGCACCCATCAAAGCTGAAATTTTATTTCTTTGATAGTTTATCTTGTCAGACTCTCTGTTTTCTCTCATTTGTAGTTTAATGTTTTCACCCATCCCTATAAGCTGCTGGGTTCTACCGGCTTCAGATATTTGAAGCCCTTGTATTCTTTGAGCATCAGCTAATTGAGCTTGTTCCATAGCTTGCTGTCCTTGAGCTCTCATTTTTTCATTTTGAGCTTCTTGAGTTTCAATACTTGCTGCAACACCTTTTTTGCTTTGCAGAGCCGCTTGAGCCAATGCTGTTGCGCCACCAGCGCTAGCACCGGTTGCTCTCAAAGTATCTAGTGTATTTGCTAAAGCAATATCAGATTGTTCCATTTGTATTTCTGCCGCACCGGTGGCTACACTTAAGTTTGCAAATGGATTTGTTACTTTACTAGAAAGATCTTTAGCTAAAGAAGACATGTCCCTAACTCCACTATATGGGTTTGTAATTTGTTGTCTAGAGCCTTCTAAAGAGTTTAATTTTCTTGTTTCAGCTTTTATTTGTCTAGCTAATTCTCTGGCTCTTTTTTTAGCTGAAGTAGACCCAAATATTCCACCTGCTATCTTAAGGCCGCCACCAATTGCCATTGCTGTTATTGACATAATTTTTTATTTTTATTATTAATATCTTGTGTTTTTTTAGCTAATTTGTTTTTTTTAATATCCACTGGCAAAATTATAAATTGCAGATACTGCAAATAATTCTTTGTACTGACCGGTGTCTGTTACCCTGTCTGTAGACATAACAACTTTAGTGAAAAAACCTTTTATTCCTGAAACTTCATTTCCAAAATGAATTTCTCCTGGTGAAACTAAAGAACTATTTATTAAATTAGCGTAATATTTGTTTTCTTTTCTATCAAAACCTGCTCTAAATATGGGTGGAGTTACAACTGCAGCTCCAGTGTTAGGTGGATTTGCTGAGTCATAAGCTCCTTCGACGTAGCTTAAAACTCTGTTAGTAGTATCAAAACTAAAAAGCTCTCCATTTATATTTGGCCCCGTTTCATCTGAAACAAAACTATCAACTTGCCATCCACTAGTGCCTTCATAGTTTATTGTTTTAAACACTTTTGCTGAGCTAACTTTAGGATTAAATATAAAAGTAACTTGCGAAGGATATGCTACTCCATAAAAATTATTATAATCCGCACTTACTGCATTGTGTATCCAAAGTTGAGATCCCGTGGTTGTATAGTGTTGGTTTTTTAAACTAAAAGATTGACTGGGTATATAATCATAAAAACTAATCCAACCCTCGGCTTTCTCGTCATAAGAAAGGGTTTCAGAACTACCTAAAGAAGGTTGTATAGATATTACGTAATCTTTATTATATATATCATAAGCACCTAGTAATTTACCTCTTTGACTTAAAACGTCTACGTTTATTATTTTATTTCTAAAATAACTACGCATACCTGTAGCTGATATTTCTACAAGTCCATTATTATCTAGTCTCATTACAGCATTTTGATAAGAATCAACAAAATATTTGCTATAGCCATAAACAGCGAAGCTTTCTGGGTGATTACCTATTCCATAGTTTCCTGGAAAAGGAACTATTTGACCCACAACAGTAGTAAAAGAACTTACAGGTAAGCCACCGCCTTCAGCGCTGTATATAGCATCTTTATCTATAAGAGCTTTACTTACTTTGCTTTCTTGAAATATAATTAAATTAGTGTCTTCAGCGTATAATTTTTGTATAGAACCATTTATAGGATCTAAACTTTTAGTTATATCTTCAGCTACACTAAACACATTAGTTTGATTTATACCTGTTCTAGAGTTGTATATACCAGAGTATATCATAGAGTTAAATCTAATACTAGCGTTCGGCTCTTCTTCAACTAAATAAGCTCTAGCACCATAGTCTGTGGAAGTATTGTTATAACCACCTCTTATTCTAGATTCTTCTATAATCCAACTTTTATTATTGTCAATTAATACACCTCTATTAAAGCCTCCAATAGCCTTAGGTATACCAAAAGACCCATTCCAAAGTGGTGTATCAGTATTAGTGTTAAGTGATTTTTTTAACACAAAACTATTAAAGTATTTTATTTCTAGTGTAGTTGCCATTTATATTATTACTTTTTTTAATTTAGTTTTACTCTATTAAGCTAGGTCGATATACAAGTCGGATTGTTTAGATCAGAGCCATCACAAGCACAAAATGATATCGTAAGCAAGCACCCAACAGAGGCAGGCAATGGAGCACTTACAAAAGCATCTGATCCTGCATTTGAGAAAAGAGATAATGTAACTGTACCAGACCACCCTAAACCGCCCGTGCTTTGTATTGTAAATGGTACTATTGAGTTTGTTGCTCCTGGAGCACCACTAGGTAGTGTTTCACCACCTGCCGCCAAGTTAATTGAATTTCCATAAATTGGGGTATCGATATTTGCTGTAGCTGAAAATGGACCTGGATTTGAACCGTCAATATTGAAAATTGTTAATGAAGCTTCAACTGTAACTGGTCCTGATCCCTCTATACTAAAATATGCTGGAAATTGAATGCCCATGCGCTCAGTGGTGTTTCTATTTATAAATAATCCATTATTATTATTTAGTGCAAAAGTAAGACTTTCTGAACCTACCGCGCAATCAGGTAAACCACGACCGCCACCACCTGGTGTAAAAGATATATTTTGGGTTTCAGTTATTTGAAATAAAGTGTAACAAGCGGGGCTTGGAAAAGCGCCGGCATCTCTTGTTACAATATTAACCATATAAGGATATCCATAAGAATTGCTCATTGGCTCATAAACATTAAAGCCCGCTACAAGATAATAAGTTCCAACCCCGTCTGGAGGGTTACTTACTTCCGAAGATAAACGCACGTGGTCATCCGCGAATGGGCTTACACCTAAATAATCAGCAGCATCAGCAAGAGCCATCCAGCCGTTTGTTGTTCCTGGCGTAAAATTAGGTCCTACTTTTATGTATATTTCTTGTATTTCTGGGAAAGAATCTATATAATGTAAATCACTAGTTTCAGATCCATTTTCAAATGTAACTCTAGCTATATTTGGGGTTATGGAGGTTATAGTAGCTGGATCCAATTGATAGGCAGCAGGAACGGTTTGACCTACATTAGGGAATTGTTCATTTGGATAACATAAATTTGTTAAGGTTCGAAAAGACGTTACTCCTGGTTTCGGTGGTATCACATTTTCTAAAGTTTTAGTAACACTTATAATTGTTGGTTCAGCGTCGGCACCTGCTCCTGGATTAGAGCATTCAAATGTAAATGTAAATTCATTTTGAGCTGTAACACTTTCACCTGTTTGTGAAGCTAGTGGAGCTCTAAAAACTAATCCCGGAGATTCATTGCCAGCCGGTCTAGATAATACTAATTTAAAAGTTCCCGCTATACCACCAGCTACTATATTGAATATACCATTTGCTGGGTTGTCAGAATCAAAATAAGGTATTGGTATTGATGGTGGAGTTCCTAGATCTGCTGGGTTTGCTGAAGATCCCAGTCCGTCAACAACACTTAAAAGTATCATTTGATTAGCTGCTGGATTAGGAAAGTCAGTACCGTCTAACCTTAAAGGTTTAAAAGGTCCTGAAACATCTGAACCGGCAAGAGTTCCTTCAGTAGCGAAGAATTCAAAATCACTTATTCGCCCGAATTGACTAGGCGCTGGTCCTTCGTCTATAGCTGTGTTTAGTAGATCTATTCTTCCAGCTGTTGTTGTTTCATAATATATATCTAATAAAGAAACTGTTGGGGCTGTTTCAAATACATTTAATGCTGGAAGTTGTGTGAATTTTCCATTAGGGGTGGGAACTTGTATTCCAAACTGTGACTGTGTGTTTATTCTAGCTACTAATGAGCTTGAATCAGGGAAAGAAGTGGTATCACCAGAAGACGCTCCAGCTGGATCTGAAACATATTCATAGTTATAAAAAACAAAATTGCCTGCTGCTAAAATTGGAAACTCCTTATAGTTAAACAAGTCTTGTATTGTACCTACGCTTGTACTTAAATCGGCGACTCTACTTGGGAAATAAGCTTCATTTAAGTTTACTGTGATAGAATTAGTACCACCCGTGTTAACTCTACCAAACAATCTTACGCTACTAGGAAACTCTCTTTGCGTCGGTCCAACTTCAGAAAGATCTCTAGGTATTTTATTTACGTTGTCGTTTGTCAATATAATATGAGATGTAGATCCTAATTCTAGTTCTCTATTTAGTGGATACGAAGCCATTGCAGCTGGAATATACACGTTGTAGTAATCTTGCTCTGTTTGTTTAACAACTATTTTAAAGCTATACCATCCTAGTGGATTATAATCGGGTGAAGTTTGATCTGAGTTATAAAGCCCTGGAATACCCGGATTGTTTGGATCTTTTTGACTTCTTATTAAATCATTAAACTGTATGTTTAAAGCATTGCCATCAAAATCTTGTATACCAGCTGTAGGAGAAGCTTCATTTGGACCTCTATAAGGTGAATAAATAGACGATGCTAAAAATTCTCCTAATGAAGCAAATTTAGACTGTTTTGAGAATATAACAGTAGACTGTCTTCCAAACCTATCAGCCAACACTACACCTACTTCATAGTTTCTATTTTGTTTTAATGTTGCATTAGGGTATTCAACAACACTTGTTTTAGAGTCAACCTTGTTTTTAGATACACTAAATTGCTGGTTAGTACCACCTTTTATATCTACATTTAGTGTATAGTCTAGAAAAGACGGTGGAGTATGCTTGTCTTGATAATTTCCATATATAATTCTATTGCTAGCTACTTCTTGACTTAAAGCTTTAACAGGTACTTTATCATAAACTCTTGTTGTTTCGACTTGTGGTAAAACTTTAAAAGGTTGTTTTGAACCATATTCATATTTATAAAAATTAGAACTACCACTTACATTGTTGGTGGTCGGTATGGTTTCAACTACTTTTATGGTTGTTTGATCAGATTCTTTATATAATATATCTATTTCAGAAACTTTAAAATTTGTAAACAAGTTTCCTGCTGTAGAAGGAAGAGGAATATTTAAAAGTATTTTATTAACTTTATTTTCCATAAAAGCAACTTCCGTACTTCTATAAGCTTGTTCTTCATCTGATACTATATTTTCAGTACCACCACTAAAGCTTCCTTCTATATTTGAAGTAAAATAACCATCTTGCTCAGGTATAAAACAAGGTTGAGTAAAAGGAGCAATTAAAGAATACTCACCATCGTCGAATCTATATCTATAAGAAAATCTAACAAATTTATCTGACAGATATTCTATATTAGCATTGCTTTTAAAATTAGAATCAAAATAAGGGTTTGGTATGGCTAATAAAACCTTATCACCCACCACAAAGGGCGCGGCTAAAGCGGGAGAGCACGTAACACTAATTGTTCCAGGTGCAGTTTTGGCTAATGCTGTTACTTGTGAATTTTTAGACTCAAAAACACCTGGGCTGATTTCCAAAAACACCGTGTAACCAAACATCGAAGAATTAGCGCCACCGTCATCAAAATAACCTTGATAATCAGCCACTGTTAAATCAAAAGAGGTTGTAGTAGGTGCAGCAGTTGCTCCTACTAATGAAGTCGCTGTTGGAGATAAGTACTCAGCTACAGCATCCTGCAGTGTTGTTTCAGCTTCTACAAAATCAAGAGCCATATTAGCTGGAACAGTTTGGTTTTGATTAACTACAACGTCTCCAGCCGCAAAATTAGACCCATTAACAACGAAGGTTTGAGGTAAAATAAAGTTTAAAACAAAAGTAGCATCGTTATTTCCACTTAATATAGTTATAGTTTCACCATTGGTATAGCCGTTTCCTAAATTGTCAATAGTAACCCCTGTAACAACTCCTGCAGCTACAACTATTGTAACTGTTAATCCTCTACCTAAACTTCCAGACGTTAATATTCCAGAGCCTGCGGTATAACCTGTTCCTCCAACTATACTTGAAGCTAAACTTCCAACTACTCCCAAGTTAGTAGGATCTGCTGGGTTAGTAAAAGTGGCTGGATCAAAATTTAACGTTGTGCTATTTGTAGTTAAAAATGAATCTGCTTCGTGCACCGGGTTTACGCTAGTACCGATTGTTCCAGGTATTGGACATGGCTGGTAAACTTCCATAGCTTCGTAAGGATAATATTTAGCTACAGATATTTGGTCTTCATTAGAATAATAACCACTGGGGTTGTTTATGTTTACTTTTCTAGGTTGATTTCTATTGTCTGTAAAAAACAATAATTCTTCTATAAGATTTAAAGCATAAAAAGGTGCTAAAGTAGAAAAATTAAGCCAAGATCCTTCAACTATTATTTTAAAATCAGTATTTAAAACAGGGTTATAAGAGACTATAGCTGAATAAGATTGTAGTAAAGATAAAACTTTTAATGTAGCTGGTGATGTACTACCAGCGTCTACTATTGTAATAACATCCCCAAATTGATAACCACCGCCAAATGAAACTATATCAGCAGCTGTAACTGCACCAAGACCATCTACCGTTATAGATACAGTAAGCCCAGAGCCTGAACCTCCAGTTGTAGTTTTAGTACCCGCGGTATAACCAGTTCCACCAGTCGCCAGCACTAAAGGCCCCACAACACTTGTTAATTCTACGTAAGCATTAGATCCACCTGCTTGAATTACGTTAACTACATCTCCAACTCTATAACCAGTTCCGTCATTATTGATAGAAATAGAAACTATTTTTCCAGCAACCACACTAGTCACGTTAAAAGTCATACCAGTACCAGATCCTCCAGAAGATGTAGCTGTAGATACCGAGTATCCTTCACCCCCGTCAACTAAAGTTAAAGCGCTAGAAGTAGTGCTTTGGTTTTCAGGATATAAATAACTTAAACCCACTGCTCCTTCAGGGACATAAGGTTGTATCGTGTTGTTTGTCAAAAAAGCAAAAACTTTATCTTGAGCGTCACTAGGCAATAAACCTATAACTTCTAGATTAACTGGACTACTAGATATAGATGAATTAAAATCTATAAGTAATGTGTTACCTAGAACAGTTTGTGCAGTTCCAACATTGCCTTCAGAACTACCATCTCCTTGTGATTTATTTATAGAAATATTTTTTGCATCTCTATATTCACCCTCAGGCATTAACCTATCATCGAGATCTTTATTCATTTTAGATCTCAAAAAGCTGTTTTTAACTTCTGCCATTAAATTTTAGTGTTTTATCCATTTAGATTTACCTCGCATAACTTGTACTATTTCATCAAGTTTAATATTAGATAATCTTATTTTAGCATTTCTTAATTTAGCGCTCCTGTCTCTTTTAAGTCGCATTACATTGTTAGGATCTTGATTTGCTCTAACAGATACTATATTGTACAGTATAGACGCGTATAAAGCATCCTCTGCAAGCTTAGGAACTTTAGTATCTAAATCAGTTCCTAAACCATCAGATATGTACTCTAATACAATTAGCTTATTTGCTAATCCATTTGAAAAAGATATTTTACCTTCTCTGTGATTAATACTAAACCAACCATTTATTTGAGAAGTCTGTGGATCCAAGCCGTATAATCTACCTGTATTAAAATTACCATCAAAACCGTATAAATTCCACCAGTAAGCGAAATCATCAAAATTGTTTAATAAGTTAAAATTAAGTAAATTTAAGTTTGCTTTATCCCATCTTTTTTCTGTAATAGAAGTACCTTCTATGTTTTCGCCAAAGTTGTCTTGAGTAGGAACCCCAGATGCGTCTTGAACTGGATTATTATATGGATTTATTGTAAGATTATTTACAGGATATATAATTCTTTTTATACCTAAAGAGTCTATTCTAGACACTCGAACATAATTAACATAGTCTTGGGGTAATGCCAAGCTTAACGATGCCGGTACTGTGAGTTCTTGTGAATGTATACTTTTTAATGTATCATAACTAAACTCTTGTAAAGATCGTTTAGCAAAAAACAATACATCAGATTTATCTGCTCTTTGTAGTATTTTTCCGTCTCCTACGTAGCCAACCATAAAGTTATCTATAGCATCATTTAAAGTTATATATTCATATCCTCCATAGTTTTCTTCTACAGTGTCACCAAAAGCATCAAAACCGGTTCCAGCAACAGAATCCCCATATTTTCCACCATCTAATGTTTTTAGCTGAACAACTAAATAATGATTTATTGTTAAAGAACCAACTATTTTTATAACATTATTTGTTACTGTATAAGAACTAGTATATTCTGTAAAACTACCTGGTGAACCAGAGGAACTTGTATAAACTTTAAAGTTGTTTAAAGCATAGTCTACGTTGTTTGGATCAAAATGACCAAAAACTAAATCTGTATCAAAAGTTGTAGTAAACTCCTGATTAATTCCAGTAGATGGTATTAAAAAAGGTTGAGCGCCTTGATAATACTGTTGGTTTGTTTCTTGACTCATTTATTTAAGATTTTAAATTTATTTCAGTTGCTTGAGCCTCTTGAGCCGCCACATCTATAATATTGGGATCATTTATGACTACACCAAAATACTTTAATATATTTATAATTATATTTGCTTGTTCTGAAATATCTAATTGAAAATCTAAAGAAGATGATGATGTAAATCCTACTGGTAAGAAAACATATTGACCTACAGTACCTATAGTAAAATCCCAAAAAGGACTACTAGGATTTGTTACACAATTAACTTTAACTGCGTCATTAATTGTAGGTGATGGAAATATTTTTAAAGCTAATTGATTTGAAGGTTGTATAGTAAAAGTAGCATTATTATTACCTCCAACTATAGTTAGAATATCACCAGAATTATAACCACTACCAAAGTTTGTTATAAAAATAGTTTGTATTGCACCAGCTGATTGTGTAACATTAACAGTAAGTCCAGTTCCCGTGGCGCTACCTGTGGTGGCTCCTGTTGCAGGCATTGCATCATAACCTGTGCCAGCACTTAGCAAGGAGTTGGTTCCAGTGTTAATAGAAGCGTTTGTTGTGTAAAATAAAGGATATTGTTTTGTGGGAGCGGTTAGTTTAGATCTTGTTATTTTATCAAAATCTTTCTTACTAACTAACTGCGTTATAGAGTCATATTGAGGTTGACCATTATAGGTAGTTATAACTTCACCTATTTTATATACTATAGAGTTAGTATTATTATAAAAGCAATTATTATTTGAATTATACGTGAAAGCAATTTCTTTTTCAAAAGGATACAACTTATAAGCTATATCTTTATACATGTTAAAAAACTCTGTATCGTTTTGAGTGTTATTTTGGTTTTGACGATTTACTTGATTACCGTCTGGAAAGTAAGATTGAAATATTTCTTTTTGTACTAAATCAGCAATACTGTTAAACTCCGAAGGAGTTACGTAACCTCTTTGTTCTTTGTTTAATATATACAAGACTGTTTGATATACTGTATTTACGTTTACTGCCATTTTATATTTTTTATATACTATAAAGGCGGCCGAAACCGCCCATGTTATAGTATCACTTGTTTTTATAGTTTTTTATCTATAGACTTATAGATCTCAACACCTTCGTCTGTTTTCAAGAAAGCAGCAAATGCTGAGTAAGGGTTTTCATCAAAAGGTACGTTCATTAATTTTCTACCGTTTGATCCCCACGTAAATGTTCTTTGATCTGGTGATAAATTAATAATACCAGCTTCACGAGCTCTAATAGCTAGATTTCTTAATTGAACATTCTCGTCATTAGCTAAGCTAATAAACAACTGTGGATTAGATCTTGCGAATAAAAGCAAATCTCTTTTTAACTCTTTAGAGCTCATAGAATTAACTTTAGATCCTAACTCTACTCTAAGAATTGCTTCAGCTTGATCTATATCTATAGCTCTAGCAGCATTCATCGCGTCTATTTGAAGATCTAAAAGACCTAACTCATCTGTAGCTTCTGCCTTAGCATTAAACTCTTCATATAATTTACCTTTTAAAGGGTGATATAATGAAAGTAGTTTCTGTAAGTTTTGTTTTTCTTTTTTTACAGTTAAAGAACCGTCATGAAATCTAATATGACCCATTGTACACTCACCTTTTTGTTCATCAACAAGAGGAGAATCTTGATTTGTAGCATATCTAATTTCTCTTTGTTTACCAGTTTTTTCATCAAAATATAATAAAGCATGTTTTTTAGTATGCTTTCCTGGTATAGTAAGAGTTAAAGGAGATTTATTTCCTTTTAAATAATAAACTCTATCTTTAATTTCCCACGCTGGTTTTGTGGGTTTAAGTGGGGTTTTTGTAACCACTTCTTGAGGTGCAACCTCAACAGTTTCTACTGCTGTAGCTTTTTTAGCCATAATATAATAAGATTAAATAGTTAATAAAAAACCCCAGGGCTACGCTCACTGTGTAGCCCCATGGGGTTTAGTTTTAAGAAGTAATTACACTCCTTTGAATAATACAAAGTTGTTAGCAGCTTGTGTTACTAAACATCTTTCAGACAGGAAGTTTACTTCCATAGCATCTAAAGTAGATGTAAATGCACCACCAGCAGAACCAGTCAACCAAGACTTCATGCGACGATCATCAGCTTGTGAAGCTCTGTATCGTACGTGCAAGAAAGGTCTACGGATGTTAGTTCCTAAAACTTGGTCATAAACAGTTGATGTTCCAGCAGGTATTAATACACCTTCAATGGAATTAACACCTGTAACACCTCCACGAGTAGAAGCATCATTTAAGTATTTCCAATCAGTTTTGTAGAAATCATAAGATCCTCTACGGAAACCACTAAATCCAAGATTTAATGCCATTTCCTCAGAATTTTCAAATAAACCGAATGCAGTACCACCGGCAGATCCAGCAGAAATACCAGCTAGCATATCATCAAAATCTAAAGCAGTTTGTCTTTGCAAGAATAACATGTTTTCTTCAATAGCACCTTGAGTATCTAAGTTTTTCAAAATGTCATCAAAGTCACCAATTCCTGCAGCAGCAGTAAATCCAACGTTTACATTACCACGAGCTTGAATAGCAGCAAATAAACCTTCAGATCCTGGTACAACACCAAATCCTACACCAGGTCCTACAGCGGCTTGGTTATACTCACTTTCAATCATACTCATTTCTAAGTAATCTTCAAAACGTAAACGAGTTTCAGATTCAGCTTTTAAATACCATAGGTATCCAGAAGCGCCATCTTCAGTAGCAACTTCTACCCAACCGATTTGAGCCATATCAGAACCAGATACTATGTATTGGTTTCTTAGGATAATTGGTGAGTTAGAAAATTGAGTAAGTTGAGGTTGCACAGAGTTTCTAGGCTGAGTTCCAGCAGCAACAGTACCACCAGCTAACATGCTAGTTCCTTTTGCGTAAGAAGAACCATATACAAACACCTTAATGCTACCACTTGTTAAAGCAGCTCCACCTACTACGGCAGCTCCACCAAATCCAGCGACAGTAATTGTTCCATCCGTAGCAGCATCACCTAATACGCTAGCAGTAACAATACCTTTTTCTTCAGCACCTGTAGCGGTGTCTAAAAGAACAACAGTATCATTTACTGATATAACGTTTTGTGTGCCTGGAAATCCAGCTAAAGGAGCAACTGTAATTACACCAGCGGCAAAAGTACAGTTATCATAAGATATGTGTAATCTATTTTGTTCAGACCAAATTACTTGATCAGATGTCATTGGCATTTCAGCGCCAACCATTCGCAAGAATCCAGATAACGTTCTGTTTCCATAACGCTCTACTTCTTGTTCATAAATTTCAGGAAGATATTGTTGGGCGAATGAATTAGAATCACCGGTTAAAGTACCACCATTAAACTGTAGGTAGTTACTATTCAATAGCTCCTGGGTTTGAGATGGGATTAAAGACCCAAATTGAGGAGTTAAACTCATAATTTTAAATTTTTTAGTTAAATTTTCTTGTTTTTATTTTTAGTTTTGTAGAATCAGCGCCTGAAATTGCTCTAACTTTAAATCCATCAATATACACGTCACCTTGAGAAGTCCTAGCTTTAGTGTCACTCAAGTTTTTTGATTTGTTTACAACGTCTTTTACAGCGTCTGCTTTTCCTTGCTCATAAAAATGAGCGGCAATCTTATCTACATTTTCAGCAGCATAAATAGCCTTGTGATAACCATTAACGTCTTTAACATTACCAGATTCGTCTAGGAACTTCCCAACGAGGTTTGTTATATTAGACTGGCTTTCTGCAACTTTATCTTTGTTTTGAATATTATACTTATATTTCTTTTCACCAACACTGATATCAAAACCTTTGAAATCATTGCTAAAAAGCTTTTTTGTATTATCTTTAAACAATTGATGCTGTTGCTCAGCTTGTTCTTGCTCCTTGTTATATCTATTGAAAAAATCCATAGCTTTTTGTTGGTCTTGAGTAACGCCGGGTCTCAACTTGATTTCGTCGTAATATTTACTCTTAGTTTCCTCTAAAAAGTTCTTGGCTTTTGCAACTTCTTCTTTAAACGCAAGTTTCTTTTTGCGTATATCCCTTTCTTCATCTAAGTCTTCATCATAGTCAAAATCTTCTAACAAAAGATCAAGATCTTCAGAATCCAAATAAGGTTTATTTTTTTTGTAATACTCTTTAATGAGAGTTTTATCGTCTACACTGCTGTAATCAGCATTTAAACGAGTATAATCTTCTATTGTCCCACCCGTTTCTTCCATAAACGAAACTAGCTTTTCAATATTTTCCGGTAATGATTTACCTAATATTTTTTCATCTCTTATAGCTTCTTTAACTTCTGCTTCAACTTGTTTAACTTCAGCTTCTGTTACTTCTTGGATTGGAGAAAACCCTTCAGTAGTCTTGTTGGACTCTTGTATAGGTTCTCCCACCGTTGCGCTATCTCCGGATGGTTTTTCCACAGATACCTCCTTTGTTTCTCCGATTTGAATGGCATCTTCTTTTTGTTTTGGAATTGTTACTTTTTTAACATCTGGTTCTAATTCAACCAAAGGTTCTTTTGGATTAACATTTACTTTTGTAATGTTATTCTTTGTTTCGGTTAATTTTTTAGGTGTTTTCTTTTTTGTTTTTAATTTAAACTCACCTTCCTGTTTAACAGGTTCATTTGTTTTTACTTCTGACATAATATAATATAATTAAATAATTAAAACTACATAAAGGCGTTCATGTCAACCTCTACGTCTTGTTCAAAATTAATTGGAGGTCCATCTACGTTTCTTTGCGTAATCATTTCACTTTGTTGCGTACCTTCCATTTTTATACGCTTGTCTTTTCTATCTTCAATCATTTTTTCTTTTTCTCCAACAGCTTGCATATCCATTTGCTTTAGTTGAAGATCAAACTCAAATCTTCTTTGCATTTTTTGAATTTCTAATTCATTTTGAATTTGCATTCTTTCTATTTCCATTTGATTTTTTGATTGTTCAAATTGTACTTTAGTATTAGTGACAGCCTCTTGTTTCTGCACCTCTGCCATCGCGGTTTTTTCAGCAGTAGAAGCCTGAGCATCTGCTTGAGCTTGTATATTAGACTGCTGTATCTCCATGTCTTGCTTCTGCTTAGCTTTACGTTTAACTTTAAGCATTTGATTAGCAAGTTTAAGATTTTTAATCTGTCTAAGATCTATAGCATCTTCAAGGTTAATACCGCCTTGTTGGATAGCGGCTTGTATGTTCTGCTCCAACTGAGCCTGTTCTTCTTCATCAGGTTCTAATTCTAAAAATATACCAAAATCATGAAGATTTAAATTAACTATCTCTTCTAATGTTTTTATATTATAAGTTGATATAGAATTTTGCAATGAGCTTTTAGTAAGAGGAAACTCTAAAGCATCGGCAACTCTAAGTGCTACATTTTCTGATATTCTAAGAGTTAAATAAAGACTAGATTGTAATATATGTTTAGTAGCCGTATTAGATGCATTAGCCGCTAGTTTTTGTAATCCAACCAATGTGTTTCTATCAGGTAAACTACCATCTCTAGCCTCGTTAAGCCCTGTTACATCGCGTATCATTTGCAAGTAATATTGATACGTTTGAATTAAACTAGCTATTTTAGCATTACCGCTTCCGCTTTGTAGTTCTTGAACTGGAACTTTACCAGCATTCATCTCGCCGTCTTGAGTAAGTGATCTACCTACAACAGAACCAGTCTGAAAATACATATTTAGCGCTTCAGCTGGATTATAATTTGTTCCATTTCCTAAATCAACCTCAGCAAGACCGTCCATATCTAAATATACACCATCTGGAACCATGCGAGATATTACTTGTTGCAGTTTTAAATGAGTTAACTGTATCATGTCAGCAAAACCAGTGCATCTACTTACTAAAGATTCTATTCTACCTTTGTATATTCTAGGCGCACAAATAGCATAATTCATTTTAACCTTAGTAGTGTCAGCATAAGGTCTGGTCATGTTTTCACACAGTTCCCAATTAAGCATTATATTAGTTCCTAAAACCTTGGCCCCACTGTATAAAACTTCTATTGATCTTGATACTCTTTCAAAATTATCATTTTCTGGCGGATTAAATGTATCAGGCTTTTCAATAGCTTTCATTAATCCTTGATCCGTTTGTTTTATTTTAAAAACTTGGTTGTGATATGTTTTATAATCAAAATAAAGAACTTGAACAGTATTGTTATCATAATTACCGTAACCAGTTATATAAGATTTATTACCCGGTGTATTTTGAATAATTTTTAATTCATCTTCAGGTATTCCCGGAAACTCTTTTTTTAACTCTGGTATTGTTAAAGATTTAACTTCTCCAACGTAGTAAATATCTTCAAAATTTGGATCTTCTGTATACGAATAAACCATATAAGCTGGATCAACATAATCAATAGTAACTCCATTAGCAGTATTAAAATCAGTTTTAACAGCCGCTATACCACAAACCGCTAAATCCATATTTAACCTTCTTCTAGTAAGATCATATTTATTTTGAGCCATCACAGAGGATATAGCTTCTTCTTGAGCTATTTCTATAGACTGCTTATAGCTTAATTGCATGTGCAATTCTAAATCTTCTGGAGTTTCAGGTATTACGTCTTTACTTGGAGATTGATATGCATCAATACCCAACGTTTGCTCTAAGTTTAAAAGATACTCTTTAGATATCATATCTTCATATAACTTAGTCGCATAGTTAGTTCTTTTTCTAACAGATTCAGGATCTTGAGCATAAGCTTTTACATCATAAGATTTTTGAGATATACCATTTACAACTATATCTACAAACTTAGATAAGATAGGAACAGGGGTCCAATCTAAATTAAGATAAGACAAATCACCATTAATAGATAATTCATCTTTATATTTTTGAACACTTTGTTCGCCTCTCGCGTAAAGTCTTAATTGATTAAAATTATTCCAATTAGTTATATACCTATTTCCTGTAGTTCTACCTTGCGAGAACCACTCTCCTTCTATAGCTTGTGCTACTTGCTTACCATATTCAATGCTAGCTTTTTCTTGATCACTAACTACTTGGCTAGGAAATGCACTTCTAGTATTGGTGTATATACCCATTTAATTTATTATTTTTGATGTAACTCCTTTGTTATCGTATTTTTTTATACCTAAATCAACAGACTGTAACTTACGAGGTGCACTTGGAGCATATCGATGCTTGTTACATGCCATTAACGCTAATCCAGAACTTATAGAAGCATCATGTTTTGTTCTATTGTTTATATTAAACTTTGCCCAATCTTCTAATGTTCTTTGAAAATAAATATCACCGTATCCAGTTTCTTTTAAACCAACAAAATCTTCTATATAAGACTCAATAGCCGCGGCGTGAGCTTGCTTAATATCTTCACTTGAATTAGGTATGCCACCCAACTCTCTTTCCGTAATGGAAAGTTTATTTCTTTTTCTGTCAGGTCTATTCATTGAAAAACCTCTATAACCTCTTCTTTTAAAATGATACAATAATCTAGGTTTATTATTTTCTGCAAGTATTGGCATACCATAAAAAACACAAGCCATGAGCACGTCTTCAAAAAATATTTCAGCTGTTTGAGGTCTAGCTATGTATTCCAAGAAGAAATGGTTTGGAGGCGTGTCTGTCATTGAAAATTTAGTAAGACCATGTAAAGATCCTTTTGATCCTCTTTTATCTACTGTGCCTGATATATCATAAGGGTCACAACCAAAAGCTCCTAAATTTTCATTTAAAGGATATTTAATACCTCCTTTTGTTATTACTGCATTTTGCATATTAACAGGTGGAACCCAGGTTATTAAAAATCTGCCATTAGTATTTGGCATAAATAAAACCTGACTGTCTTGCACACCATCCTTCCACATAAAATTACCTTTTGTAATATTTATAGAATTTTTAAGATCTTCATTAAAATCTATCTGTTCATAAATTTTAGTTAGATTAAATAAAGATTCTTTTGACTCATCTCTAAAAGCGTGCTT